TTGCTAAAATCGTTGATTCCATGTATACTGGTGCAAATTATGACGAGTTTTTAACAATGAAATATCTCCTTGCCAGACATATTCTTGACGGGCATATGACTGTACAGGAAATTCCGGCTGTTACTACAGATAACATGAAATCTATTACGGCAGAAATTAAAGGTGTATCTAATAAATTAACCTTTATGAGTTCTGAAAACAACGTTGCTGGAGTTCAGACTTTTTCGTTAAAAGAAAATCAGTATTTAATTATGAACGCACAGTTTGATGCGACTATGGACGTGGAAGTTCTTGCCAGCGCATTTAATATGGATAAAGCTGAATTTATGGGTCATCGTGTTATGATTGACGGATTTGGAAATCTTGATATTGCAAGACTTAACATTTTGTTTGCTGATGACCCGAACTATACGGAAATTGTCACAGCTGAACTTGAAGCATTAAATGCAATTCCGGCTGTTATCATTGATAGTGACTGGTTTATGGTATTTGATAACTTACAGGAATTTACAGAACAGTTTAATGGACAGGGTCTTTACTGGAATTATTGGTATCATGTTTGGAAAACATTTTCTGTTAGTCCTTTTGCTAATACCGCTTTATTCGTAGCAGGCACACCGACAGTAAAAAGCGTTAAAGTCAATCCAAGAGCGGCTAGTGCATCAGTAGGTCAGTCATTACAGTTGACAGCTACAGTTGCAACAGAAAATTTTGCACCGCAGTCAGTAACATGGTCTAGTGACTCTGATAAAGCCACAGTTGACGTTAGAGGTAAAGTCACACTACTAGAGGGGGCTACAGGAACAATCAATATCACAGCTACCTCTGTTTATGATTCTAGTAACTCAGGATCATGTGTTATTACTGTAGCATAGTTTTAAGAGGGAGATTTTTTCTCCCTCTATCATTAAAAGGAGTAATGTCTAATGTATATCGCACCAAATACTGTTGCAAGGGTTTTGAAAAATGTAAGACTAGATAACACTTATTCTGACACGATTTATTTTGACTCAAAAGAAAAACAAATGGCGTATTTTGCAGGAAAAACAAAAAACGGTCTCGCCTGTCCCTTTGTCCTACACCACGAAAGGCAGTTATGGCCATTAAGCCATATCAAGGGGGTACGAAACCGTTGTATTATATATACGTACTAGTATGGACACAAAAAATGCCGATACAAATATGTTCGGCGGTCACCCGCCTTTCGTGAAATAGGACATTGCAAATATGGTGAAAGTTTTTGGGATGGCAAAGAAAAAGCCGGCTTTTATTGGGCCGGCTGGGGAATATTCCAAAAAGGATTTATCACATGTTCTCTATCCATCGTTTTCCGGATGGTGTATAAGTATACGCTAATATGCCTACGGCAACAATAGCTACAACGGTGAAAAAAACAACTGCTATCTGCATATTATTATTATTTTAAGATTCTATATCCAATCATCGCAAAGGCAACCGTACCGATGAATCCCATCGCAAAAAGATAATTAGCCATACTTGGTATCTCATCCTCTATCTCCCGGTTTAGTAAAGAGGCCGCTACCCCTAGCACCAAAGCCGCAAATGTCAACTTTGCCATATCAAAAAAGAACTTAGCGGTAGTTTCCTTTCTTACTTTACTTTTTTCTAATTCATTCTTGGTTGCCATGTCGCAAATATGGTGAAAGTTTTTGGGATGGCAAAGAAAAAATCGTAATATCCTTATATAACTTTACACTGCTAGGTAATCCCTAACATCCTATAATCACCATATCCCACCTTTACCCCCGTGATCACGACACAACTATCTATTATTCACTTCAAAACAATCAACAAACAATGGCTACAACTTACAAATTAGTGCAGCGACGGGACATGCACAAGGGAGCGACTGAAGGCGATAAGCTTTATTACGCACAGGCGAAATCTACGGGTACTAGTGATATGGAGCGTCTTTGCTCCATGATTGGCGAGCGTTCTTGCGTATCCAGCGCAGACGTGAAAGCGGTGCTGGACTCGCTTATCTACGTGATGAAGCTGGAGATGTCGGACGGCAAGATCGTACAGCTGGGTGAGTTCGGTAATTTCCGTATCACGTTCGGTAGTGAGGGGACGAAGGTGGAGAAGGATTTCAACGCTACTAAGATTCGTCGTCCTAAGTACACCTTCTCTCCGGGTAAGGCGCTTCGCTCGCAAGCGAAGGTATTGCGATTCGAGAAGGTAAGCGTGGAAAAAGGCGAAGGAGGAAACGACTCCGAGAGTCCGGACGAGATCTAGGCTAAAAGTACGCATCGTTTGAGGGAGAAGGGCGCATCGTTTTGGAAAAGAGGGTGCGTCCTTTTTTTATGAGGTTAGTATTCAGTATATTTGATAATTTATAAATAGAGAAGGATGGACAATGAGAATTTTAAGATAAGGGCTTACGGATTGCAGGAGCTAGGCATTCAATATTTCCCGAATAGTGCACCAGCTTCGGCCTCGATCCAGCTAAAGAGATGGATTAATCTAAACAAGGCGTTACTTTATGAGATTACCGAAGCCGGGTATCATTCCGGGCAACGCTTACTCACGCCACGGCAAGTACAAATCATAACAGCGCATTTAGGGCCTCCATAACAGAGGCTCTTTTTTTGTCCCCGCATATTTCGCAACGGTTTCTCATTGTTGAAATGTTAATTTGTTGATACTTAATAGTTGCGCACCTCTCAAGTAGCGTTTTTTTCTCAAAGCGTGCGAAAGCACCCCGCAGCGCCCTACAAAAAAAATGCGGGCGCAAGTTCAATTTTTCACCTTATCTGCTGCCTCCCTCAGACAGATCACGCATGAAATGCGTCTACCGATTTTTAATGAAGGAAGATGATTCCGGATTCCGCGTACGCGAGTTCAGGCATAAAGAAATTCGCGCCGACAAACAATGTGTCCCATGCGTCGGTAATGTGTGTCTTGTACTCATCCGGGTTATCGGGGCTGTCTTCTGTAGCTTCCGGCGATTTGTCTTTCTCGAATCCGTTCTTGCCTACTTTCACCGCTGTTTGCTCCATGGCGAGTTTGAGGAACTCGTTGTTGTATTTATTGAAAACAGGATAAAGGAGCGTCGGATCATGCTTTAAGGCCCGGTCTATTTGCTCGTGCCTCCAGTCGTGGCGGCTTACCTGTCCGATATAGATATCGGTGATATCCCAACCATATTCCTTGAAGATCCGGATGATGGTATCTTGATAGGACTCGGAGTTATTGCCGGTAGTCCACGTGAAGGTCTGGTCATAAAAGAAGATGATATCACGTTTGAGCTTGTATTTGTAGTATTCGCAAACCTGACGAGCCAATTCATCCAGCTTATCGGGGGTCTTGACAAAGAAGCTCTTTAGGGTACGTAATTGATGGCCTTGTACCTGTCCGATACATGCGGTATTGATTGCGGAGTTACTATCGAAACCGATTAGCAAGGGAGCGTCCATATCCAGATCCCCATCGGCTAGGCATCCGGCCAGTCGCAGCCGGTTCCAGTCCGCTCCCATGCTACCCATGTAGCGAGTATCGCCGGGGGTATAGAAATGGTAATCGTTCAAGGCCGAATAGAAGCCATTAGCGACACGGAACAGGCGTTCGTTCATGAACGCGGTACGCCATATAAGGGAAGGGACGTTGCGGTACATTTGCCAAATGTAATCCTTGCCTACGACTTCCATGTTATCGAAAATATCATACTCTCCGTAATATACCGTGTACTCCCGGGTCTTGCCACGCATAGGTTTGACAGGTGCTTGATACTTACGGGCCAACATTAAGTCATGGCGTAATTCTTTGTATTTGCGTTGGGTGTATGATGTTTGTTCCGGAAGGCGCTCGGTTAATTTCATTTCCCGGTATAGGTTCCGGATCAAGTTGATATGAACCGGATTCATGTCGTTGATCTTATCCAATATCCAACGTCCGGCTTTTAAGGTTGGCATATCCGTGGAATAGAGAACGGAATGATGCCAAGGGCATTGGTTGAAATCTTGCAAATTTCCCCGATTGGCGGGATCAACCTCGGATTTTATCTTATCGTAGTCTAGGAATTTCGCCTCCGGACCGATTACCCAATCTAAGGACATGGAGTTCGCTGACATCCCTTGACTGAAGGAGAGTACGACCAATACGGTGCCATTCCAGAAATGAATGCAATTGCCCCATGCGGTCTGAAGCGGCGGGCGCTTGGGCTTTCCGAAGTTGGCGGACAGGGGTGCCTTGCGGCCAACAAAGAAATGAATGCCCTCGATATAGCCCCATTCGGCGAGAGCGTGGATAATCGCCGGTAGCGTATTACCCCAAGCCTTGGCATAGGATGGAGAGATTAAAGCCCCGGTAGAACCCGGCATGGACCAAACATTCCGGATGATGAAGCGTGCGTCCAAACCCTCGGATTTACCGGTACCACGGCTACACACCCAATACTCGTCGTGGGCGGCGATCGCCATTCCCATGCGTTGCATCTTATTGAAAAACTTGCGTTGCGCCTCTTTCGCTTTACGGGTGAAAGGTTCAGTCATCAGTGCCATAGTCGTCTGTAATGGGTTCAATATCTACGATATCATGATCTTGCTTGAACAATGCCCGGAATGATTTCCTTTCTTCTTCAAGATTAAGGATAGGCTTGAAATCATCTCCCATTAACGTGACATCATCGGATGGCTCAAAGCAGGGTGGTTCCCAAGCGCTTCGATCAATGTCATCGTCTTCTTTATCGGAGCGGGTGTATTTACCGATCTTGTCCGCGTTGGCGGCGATACCTTTGGGGTCTTTGGCTTCCCGGGCGATGCGGATACCTTCCTTGGCGGCCTCGATCACCATGTAACGATACCAGTTCTTGCCGGCTAACTGTACATTTCCTACGAGTCTCCGGATAGCGGCCAGATCACGGTAAGCGGTGGCTTGTGATACGGGCTCACAACTGCCGTCGCAACCGGCCATCAGGAAAGCGATCAGGTCTTTGTCAGCTGTCATGGGGTCTTCCAATAACTTGGAAACACATAACATCCAGCGATCTTTTTGCATAAGCTCCCGGCAGGAGAGAAGGCTTGCCGCTTCTTCATGCCCTTTGAAAAGTACCGTGGCTATCTTGTCGTATGATGTTAGTTCCTTGTTCATTCTTTCTAAATAGGTTATGATAAAGGGGAACAGCCAATACCTTATGGATTGTCTATTCCCCTTCATTATGGAAGCAAGATTTATTTCAAGTTATCCAGTTCCGCCAGCTCACGTTTGTAATAAGCCAAGCGTTGCTCTGCTTTTTGCCGGAGGTTAAGCTTCCCGTTTTTCTCATGTTGGGCGATAGAGGTTTCCGTGCGCCGGATATTCTCCCTCAGTCGTTCGATCCGGTTGGCGATCTGCATACCTTTCAGCAATTGATCGGCCGGGAGCTCCTCGGTTTTTTGAACCTCGGTTTTTAACTGGATCTGCTTACCCTCGGCCCAAGCGTCGATCTGGTCCCATAGCTTGGCACGGCGGCTCCAAAGCTCATGCACCTGATCGGCGATCGGCTTGCGTTGCTCCGGAGTAAGGGCCTCGTTCTGCATCTCCGTGAATAAGGCGGCGTACAAGGGGGTGATCTGGCGGACCTCGTCGAAGATCGTACGGATGTTATCCGGAAGGGAGGAGTATGTGGCGATCTTC